TGTCAGGCACTCCAGCAGTGACATTGTCAGGAACTGCAAACGCTGTCAGTGGCGGTGCCGCTCATGATGCTGCAATCGCTGGCAACCCTGTGCGAATTGGTGGACGTGCTGTAACTGCAAACTATACAGCCGTTGCTACTGGCGATGCTGCTGATTTGATTGCCACGACTGTTGGCGCTCAAATTACAAAACCATATGCAATCCCAGAGGCTGGTTTTAACGCTTCACTTGCGTTGACCACAACTACTGCTGTTGCTATCGCTGCGGCTGCTGGCGCTGGTATCAAACGTCACCTTACGGCATGCCAAGCAATTAACACTGGCGCGGCTGCTGTTGATTTGATTATTCTTGACGGCGTAACAGAACGTTGGAGGCTTACGCTACCTATTAATGTTCCTGTATTCTTTGCCTTCCCGACGGAAGTGACCACGACTGCAAACACGGCACTCAACGCTAATTTGTCTGCTGCTGGTACAGTACGTGCAAACTTCCAAGGTTACACTGCTCCTTAAAGGGTTATATGGTTGACAAAATTATTGTTGAAAGTATTTTCCGTTCTAACGGTTGCATTTTTGCCAATGTGACCGTTTTGAAAGGAGCCGATTCACGAGTGGCAACTTACAAAATTGAAGTCGAAAGCAATAAAGAACTTCCGACTGAAGATTACGTGATTGCACAACTGAAAAATGTTTATGACGTAGCATGAAAAAAGACCACCGATTAGAAAAAGTTGGTGTGTCTGGGTATAACAAGCCCAAACGCACCCCGTCACACCCAACAAAGTCTCACGTTGTCGTTGCTAAAGAGGGCGACAAAGTGAAAACTATTCGATTCGGACAGCAAGGCGTGAGCGGCTCTCCCAAGCGTGAGGGCGAATCCGAGGCAGATAAAAACCGGCGTGAATCATTCAAGGCCAGGCACGCAAAGAACATTGCCAAAGGCAAAATGAGTGCGGCGTTTTGGAGTTCAAAGGTCAAATGGTGATAACGTGCAAATCCCAATCTTGAGCGGCATTTACGCAGACAGCAAACCAGACTTGCGAACGGCATTCCCTCGCAACATGGTTCCAGTGCCGAAGCCAAGCGGGCTATCGGAAGGGTATTTGCGCCCCGCTGATGGCATTGTGCAATTAGGAACGGGGCCAGGTGTTGACCGTGGCGGAATTGAATGGAATGGCGTTTGCTACCGAGTAATGGGAACCAAGCTGGTTAGCATTGATTCTGTTGGCACTGTTGCTATTCTTGGTGATGTTGGTGGTGCTGGTCAGGTAAGTTTTGATTATTCGTTTGACCGTATTTGCGTTGCGTCTGGCGGTAATCTGTACTACTACGATGGAACAACATTTACGCAGGTAACAGACCCAGATATTGGGACGGTCGTTGATGTTGTTTGGGTAGATGGTTATTTCATGACCACTGACGGTGAGTTCCTTATCGTCACTGAATTGAATAATCCACTTTCTGTGAATCCGTTGAAGTACGGAAGCTCAGAAGCAGACCCAGACTCCGTGAAAGCGCTGCTCAAAGTTCGCAATGAGGTTTACGCGCTCAACCGTCACACTGTTGAAGTGTTCGATAACGTCGGCGGCGACTTATTCCCATTTTCACGAATCGAAGGTGCGCAGCTTCAACGTGGCTCTGTTGGTACTCATGCCGCCTGTATTTTTTCTGATGCTGTTGCATTTGTTGGCGGTGGGCGCAATGAGGCTATCTCTGTGTGGCTTGGTGCAAACGGGCAAAGCACAAAACTGGCAACCCGTGAAATTGACGAGATTCTGTCCGGCTATACTGAAACTCAACTACAATCCGTGGTCGTTGAATCGATAGCGACCAAAGCGCATGAGTTTCTTTATATTCACCTACCTAACCAAACGCTTGTATTTGATGGTGGTGCGTCTAAAGCATCGCAAGTTCCTATCTGGTTTGTACTGACAAGTGGTGTGTCCTACTACGGGCAATATCGCGCTCGAAACTTTGTTTACTGCTACGACAAATGGTTAGTCGGCGACCCTACCAGTGCTGTTCACGGGCGTATGGATTCGACAATTTCGACACATTACGGACAGCCTACAGCGTGGGAGTTCTCAACTGACATTCTGTACAACGAAAGCCGTGGCGCAATCATCCATTCGCTCGAATTGGTGTCGCTGCCTGGTCGTAATGCTATCGGAACGGATCCACAAATCCGCACATCGTATTCGCTCGATGGTGTGACTTGGAGTGTTGAAAAGCCTATAAACATCGGCACGGTAGGCAATTATTCCAAGCGGCTTGTGTGGTTTCAGCAGGGCGCTATGCGGAATTGGCGAATCCAACGGTTTAAAGGTAGTAGCGACGCTAATCTTGCTGTTATCAGATTAGAAGCAAATATTGAGGCATTGAATGTCTAGGAAGCGACCGCTTACCCGCAATCAACTGGCTGAGTTCCTTCCTAACCACGAGGCTATCAAGGCATTCGAGCGCCTCATGGATGAGGTCTATAGCCTTCTCCCAGAGGATGTTGCAACTCTTACTCAGGCTATTCAAGACGGGTATTTAAAAACCCTGGCTGTTCGTGCAATCGCTGAATCAAACTCAGGCAATACCAAGCAATTCGATTACATTGATTTCCCTGAATCAATGACACCTGCATCACAAGCAAGGCGCATATTTTACGACGACGGCGATGGAACGCTTGAACTTGTGCTAAAAGGTGGTAATGTTTCTTCTAAGCTTGGGCAAGGCGAGATACAACGTTGCTTTAACGGTTCTTCAATAACAATGGCTCGTGGAACTGTTGTTCAAATTACAGGTGCTCAAGGCAATCGAATCAAAATTGATCGCGCTAAGGCAGACGCAGAGGCTACGTCTAATCATACATTTGGTTTTGTTGCTGAAACAATAGCAAATGGTGCTGAAGGTTATGTAATAAATTCAGGGTTAATTAAAAAAATTAATACAATTACAGACTCTGACGGAAATTCTTTGACCGCTGGCGACACGCTTTACTTATCGCCGCTCACATCCGGTGGATACACAAAAGTAAAGCCAACATCGCCAGATCATCTTGTGATCGTCGGCTTTGTTGTACGTGTTCACGCAAGCGTTGGCGAAATTTTCATTAAAATTGATAATGGTTATGAGCTTGACGAATTGCACAATGTTTATCTGCCATCGCCTACCGCTGATAATTCGTTAGTTTATAACGCAACAAATACAAGATGGGAGGCAGGTCCGGTAATCAAATCTGGAACCTACACGCCAACGCTCACAAATGTAACGAACATCGCTGCTAGTACAGCCGCAGTGTGCCAGTGGCTGCGTGTTGGAGACGTTGTTACAGTTAGTGGGTCTGTTGATATTGACCCAACGGCAGCGGGCGATTGTACGTTGCGTATGTCGCTTCCTGTGGCTAGTAATTTCACAGCAACATCACAGGCAGGCGGCACATTCTCGACGAGGGCGGCATTTCAAAAAGATACAGGCTCAATCGCTGCAAACGTAACCAACGATGCGGCAGAGTTTTTTTTCAATGCTGCAAACATTGCTAACGCCACATATCAATTTATCTTCACTTATCAGGTATTGTAATGACTGAAACAGTAAAAAACATAATACCGCGAAAATTTGCCGAAAATGCGCAAACTTCACAATATACAGCAGTTGATTGCAAAACAATTATTACAAAATTTACAGCTACAAATAATAGTGGCGTTACAGTTGCATTAAGTATTAATCTTGTGCAAAACGGTGGCTCTGCATCTGCTGCAAATCGTGTCTTAAATACTCGTGCGATTTCTTCAGGAGAATGTTATATTTGCCATGAGGTTGTCGGCCAAGTTCTTGAGGCTGGCGGATTTATTTCTACGCTTGCAAGTGCTGCATCAGCAATTACCATTAGCGCGGCCGGAAGTGAGATTACATGATTTTAACTGTATCTGAAAACTCAACAAGTGAACAGTTGCAACAGGTATATAAAAATGATTATGTGTTATCAGCGTTTGGTGAACTACATACGCGCGAGCCAATAGAAAGTGAAATTGTTAAATATCACTCATGTTATATCGATGGTAATTTTGTTGGCTGTTTTTTAGAGATAATGCGCTCGCCAATTGAAAGCGAGGTGCATTCACTTTTATTTAAGAGCGCAGCAAAGCATTGTAGAAAATTGGCGTTGATATTTATTAATCAGTTATTTGATTCAAAGCCAATAGCAAGAGTTTGTACGCAAGTGATGTACGTCCATCGTAGTGTAATCAATTTTTGCTTGAAAATAGGCTTCAAAATTGAAGGTTTCAAGCAAAATGCCGATTTAAAAGACGGCATATTACAAAATGTGGTTATGTTTAGGATTTTGAGAGGTGAAGTATGAGTGGTGTTGTTAATTCTGTCGGTAAAGTAATCGGGACGTTCACGGGGGCTACGCAACAAGCAAAAGCGGCAGAAAAGGCAGCTGGTGTACAAGCGGGAATGGCCCAAGAAGGAATAGCGGAACAGCGTAGGCAATTCGATGCGCTTGTGGAACTCATGTCTCCTTATGTGACAGCAGGGAAAAGTGCAATGGAACAACAGCAAGCCCTACTTGGTCTTGGCGGTGAGCAAGCGCAACAGGCTGCGATTGGCGCAATTGAAAAGTCACCATTTTTTTCTGCTTTGGCACAACAAGGTGAAAATGCTTTGTTGCAGCAGGCTAGCGCAACAGGGGGTTTGCGTGGCGGCAATACTCAAGGAGCATTGGCTCAATTTCGCCCAGGATTGCTAAATCAAATGGTTCAACAACAAATGGCGAACCTAAGCGGGTTGACCCAAATTGGTCAAGCATCGGCAGCAGGACAAGCAGCGCAAGGCATGCAATCTGCTGGCGCCGTTGGCAATTTGTTGGCGCAACAAGGAGCGGCAATTGCTGGCGGGGTGATGGCTAAGGGAGGATTGCAGCGCCAAGTATTTGGCGACATTATGTCGATTGTTTCAGCCGGGTCAAAAGCAATGGGCGCAACTGGCGGGAAACCGTTTTAAGGATTAAAAATGCAACCTATTCAATACATTCCACAGCCAGTAGACCCAATGCAAAAAGCATTGATTGGTCTACAAATTGGCGAATCTATTTCAAATACTATTCAGCAATCACGCGAACGTGAACGTCAACAACAAGTTCTGGCTGATTATCAAAAGGATTTGCAAACAACAATGCAAAATCCAACCGCTGAGGCATTTGGGCAATTGGCATTGAAATATCCCGGACAACGTGAGGCTATTGTTGCATCAAGTAAGTTGATGACCGAAGCGCAACAAACATCTGCGTTCAATGATGCCTCAAAGATTTTTAATGCGCTTGAACTTGGCAACAAGGATGCCGCATTGAAGATTGCCACAATCAAACGTGATGCATTAAAAAACGCTGGTCGTGAAACGACTGATTATGACTCGATGATTGAGGCAATTAACACAAACCCACAGGCTGCAAAGGCAACTGTCGGGCTAATTGGCTCATCCATCGACCCGAAAAAATGGACTGAAACATTTAAAGCAGCGCCTGAGATTGAGGAAGCAAAATCAAAAGCAGCGCAAGCCGCGACAAAAGCAAAGTTTGCGGAATCTGAAGCCGTTCTCGATTTGCAGAAAAAAGGTTGGGACATTACCAAGATTCAAGAAGATATCAAGATTGCAAGAGAGAACAATCGCATTGCCGCATTGAATGCCCAAATTGCCAGAGAGGGAAATGCGCTGAAGCGTGAAGAAATGGGAATCAAACTGCAAGAATTGAAAGACAAGCGAGATGAAGCAATTCGCGGGAAAACTGCGGAGGTAGAATCGGCTCGATTCAATATCGACAACATGCTGAACACTGCGGATAGGGTTCTCAAAAACCCATCGCTTAATTCTGTGCTCGGTTCGATTCAAGGACGTTTGCCTGCTGTGTTATCTGACGAAGCAAACGATGCTATCGCATTGATTGACACACTTGGTTCTCAGGCTTTTTTGTCTCAGATTCCAAACGTAAAAGGTATGGGTGCGCTGTCAAATGCTGAAGGCGAAAAACTGCAAAGTGCATTGCAGAATCTTTCTCGCAAGCAATCTGAAAAGCAATTCAGAGAAAATCTGAATGAAGCGCAACGTTTGATGTTGAAAGCCAGAAAAAACATCTCAACTCGTTTCGGTGTTCCTGACACTGCTCCAGATACCCCAGCGGTTCAGCCTAGTACGCAAGATATTGACGCAATCCTCAAAAAATATGGCGGTTGACAATGGCAACTTTGCAACAACTTGAACGTGCGTTAATTAACGCTGACAAGGCTGGTGATACTGACGCAGCTCGTAAACTTGCGGCAGTGATTACCCGTGCACGTCAGGACGTGTCTTTGCAAATACCTGATGCACAAGTTCCAGAAACCGTACCCGCTCCTGTCCAACCGGGCATTGGTGAACAATTGGTCGGTGCCGGAGAGGCTGCATTAGCTGCTGGAACTGGTGCGATCGGTGGCACTGTTGGGATGATTGGCGGCACTCTCAAAGGGCTGGCAGAGCAAATCCTGTCTGGTCAGTTCGGGACCCCGCAGGCTGCAAGGCTTGTCGAGCAATCTGCTGCAAAAGGCTCCCAGGCTCTTACTTATGCGCCACGTACACAAGCAGGCCAAGAGCAATTGCAAGCGATTGGACAGGCTATGCAACAGGTGTTGCCGGTTACACCGCTTACAGGTGAACTTGGCATGATTGCACAGGGAACAAGAGCAGCGCAGCCAGCAGTACAGGCCGGTGCCGGTATTGCTACTGAGGCCGCACAAGCCGTCAAGCCAGCAGTACAAAAGGCTGTCACAGCAGTGCGTGAAAGAGTCGCCGCTCCTTCTACTCAACGTGGCTCTGTCGGTGCGGCTGCAACGCCAGAAGCATTGATGCGTGAAACTGGTGCTGCTGAATTGCCTGTGCCAATTAAATTGACCGAAGGGCAAAAAACACGAACATTTGAGCAGCAGCGATTTGAGCGTGAAATGGCAAAAAATCCGGAAATCGGAGAGCCAATTCGTGAACGATTCGCACAGCAGAATAAGCAACTCATTCAGAACATGGATGCGTTCATTGACATGACTGGGGCGCAGGCTCCTGATTTGCGATCAATCGGCGTGTCTGTCACTGAGGCATTGCGTTCTCGTGCGGCAAAAGATAAAGCGCAGATTCGCACTCTTTATAAAGAAGCAGAGAAAGCGGGGGAACTTGCCGCGCCTGTTGATTTTGCCCCGATTGCTGATTACCTCAATCAGAACCGTGCCGGTCGTTCATCCGCTCCAATCTTGCAAACTATCGCCGATGAATTGAAGGTTCAAGAGGTTGGCGGTGGCGCATTGGCAGAGGGTACGGTTTCGGCTGGTACTGTGACGCTTCAACAAGCAGAAAAAATCCGTGCTGCTATTAACCGATTTGCAAAACAAAATGACCCAAATGATTTGCGTGTGGCATCTGAATTGAAGGCATTGATTGATGCACAAACGGAAGGTGCAGGTGGCAATCTATATTCAAAAGCTAGAGCAGCAAGGGCGAGATACGCTCAGAATTATGAAAATATCGGCATCGTCAAAAACATGCTTGGAACAAAACGTGGTTCTGTAGATAGAGTCATCGCTCTTGAAGATGTTTTGAACCGTTCAATTGTTGCTCCAACTGCTTCGCTTGACTCAGTTCGACAAATTAGACGCTTATTGCAAACTGAGGGCGACAAGGGAATGCAAGCATGGCGTGAATTGCAGGGCGGCACTCTAGCTTATATTCGTGACCAAGCAACAAAGAATGTAGCCCGAGACACAATGGGCAATCCTATCGTGTCGGCGGCGCAGTTAGATAGAGCAATTGCCGGGTTAGATAAATCAGGAAAACTTGATTTTATCTACGGGAAAAAGGGCGCTGAAAAAATCAGACTTTTGAATGACATTGCAAAAGATGTGCTTACGTCTCCGCCGGGGGCAATAAACACAAGCAACACTGCATCTGTGATATTGGCTGCATTAGACATGGGCATTAGCGGGGCTGCTGGTGTTCCTGCTCCTGTATTGAGCGGTGTTCGCATGGCTGGCAAATATGTTAAAGATTCCAGATTGAAGGCTCGTGTAAAGAAAGCATTGGGTGAATAATGGTTCAACTCGCTAAAACACCGTTTGAGGTTTATTACGACATAAACGGGATGCCGCTTGAAAACGGTTATTTGTATTTCGGCGCTTATGGCCTAAATCCAGAAACAAACCAAGTTCAAGTTTACTGGGATTCTGGCTTTACGAATATTGCATCACAGCCCATTCGCACTGTAAATGGCTATGCCGACTTGAACGGCTCGCCTGCAAAAATTTATGTGCCTGGCAATTATTCAATCACGATTAAAAATAAACGCGGCGAACTTGTTGCATCGTCATTGTATGAAGAAGTTGAATCGACAGAAGCTGCGGACGGCGCGAACAATTCGTATCCGTATGTGATTAGCGGCCTTCTCCCATCCCCTCCGGCTGGTGGGTGGGCAACTAGAACAGCAACATTTCCAATTGGTGTGGCATGGGTTGAAGGCATCCGCGTTGAATTCCCAGGCCAGACTATTACATTTGCAGCAAATACTTATACTGATGTGTATATAGACAAAGCTGGCCAGTTATTTACAAAATCAAATGCTACTTATTGGCTTTTAACAGAAGAAAACGATAAAGCAAAAATTTGCCGTGTACAAACTGACGCATCAAAAATAACAGGTTTATCAGACATGAGGAACCGTGTCACATCTGACCGCGTTTATGTTCCTGAAGCGTCTTTAGATTTTAATAAGATTCTTGGCGATTTTGATATTCCAAAAACAACGCTTTCATACGCTGCAAATACTTTTTTTAATTATGGCGCAAAAGTAAAAATTGGTGACAATCTTTATATTTGTTTGCAAAGCGGAACAACAGGAGCAGCAAGCCCCCCATCCGGTTATGTTGGGCCAACATGGGATCCGGTTTTAGAGCAATTCGTGTTCGTTGATGGCTCTGTAAAATGGTATTTCATTGCTGAATTTGACATGCAAGGCGCATATCGTTGGGGCGTGAATAACGGTGTCGTATGGTATTTCTCAAACCTTGGGATTTATTACGTCCTCGACCGTCTAAGCAATACACGAGTTCAAGAATATGTTGAAGCATACATTTTCAACTTGATTACTCGCTGGCTGTCAGGCGTTGCGATTCAAAAAGGGATGAAGCGCTACATTAACGGTAACGTCTACAAATGCACTGTTGCAGGAACAACAGGAGCTATAGCGCCAAGCGGAACTGGCGCAGCAATTGATGATGGCACTGTAACGTGGAAATATATATATCCGCACGTTGGCGAATATCCGGCATGGGCATCCGGTCAAGCAATAACAGCAGGACAGCGCAGAACATCGGCAGGGAATATCTATCAAGCCAACACAACAGGCACAACAGGAGCAACAGCGCCAACCGGAACATCTGACAGCATCAACGATGGTGGTGTGACATGGGCTTTTTTAAATCCAATTGGCGTATTTTCGCAAGGCTCAGACTGGTATGTGCATGACGTACAGACAGACCGTTATACAGTAAGGCCAGCAGACTCTCACGATGCCTATGCGTCGTCTTTGCTCAGATTAGTGGCTCAATGGTTAAAAATAAAAAATGATTATTCTTGGCTTAATTTAACTAATGTTCACGGGCAAACAAACTTAGCAACGCTTAAAAATGTTGCGTTTGCAAACCTTGCTAGGTGCCAAAAAACTTATACGGCTTGGACTGTTTCTACTGCATACACTCGCGGTATTTATCGAGAAGCTAATAACTCTGTTTATTTATGCGTCACTTCTGGCACTTCTGCGGCAACTGGCTCAGGACCAAGCAGTACTGACCCAACTATAACTATCAACGACGGTACATGCCAATGGCGTTATCAATACCCGCTAGCTCAAGGCTTGATTACGACATTCCAGAATGAATTGCACAGCAATGCTGTTGACAAGTGGCCTGTGTGCTATTTGCAGGACAACTGTGAAAATTATAGCGGTTTAAAAGCGTTTTCAGATATGCTGGCGTCAATCGGCGATGCTGATGCTACTTACTATGGAAATATAGCTGCAGGCGTTGCAACTGGCGTTAAAGGCCTTTATCTGGCAACGACAAAAGAATGGCGATTTGCTGACAATGCTTTGTCCGTAAATTCTGCGTTTTATCCAGATATGATGGCTGCAATATTTCCAGAATTGCACCAAGTCCCAGTTGGAGCGTCTGCTGAATTAACAGCAGACCTGTACGGGCACGGCTATGAATTCATTAATCGAGTATTCCCGTCCTGGTGGAATCGTCATCCAGATACTTTAGCGTCGCTTGTTATTGCATACGTTGCAGTTAGATTCAGACAAGAACCAAGAAAAGGTGCTGTTGCGCTTGAGCATGCAATGGCTCACCATTTGCGTCAAGGTTTACCGCAACTCGGCACGTTCATGTTTTCCGACTTGTGTTATGCCTTCGCTATGCGTTCAATGATTGTGAATCCGCTGGCAACGCAAGGCGAGCTATCATTGTGGCAAGGTAAAGCACGTGGCAACCTTGAATTTGTTGATGATGGAATTTATGATTTAGGCACTACAAACAACAGGCCGAGACGTTTAATTGCGCGTGAATTTGTTGAGATGCAAGAAATGGCAGCAACGCCTAGTCAACCATTATCAAATCGCGCAAGGCTTTTTACACGAGACAACGGGAGCGGGAAAACTCAATTATGTATTTTATGGCCAAGCAATGTAGTTTCTGTTATCTCTACCGAACCATGATAAAAAAAGTTATCATGTGTTTGTTGTTTTTTCTCTGCGTGGATGCTTCAGCACATATAGATGCATTTACAGAATTTAGGTACTGCGGTGAGCCTCTGCGCGATAAAAACGGCAAGATTAAGCGCAGCACAAAAGTAATAAATAGATTTAAAGAGTTACACCCATGCCCGTCAAACGGAAATACAAAAGGCGCGTGCGAAGGATGGGCAATTGATCACGTAATACCGCTTGCGTGCGGTGGTTGCGATGCAGTGTCAAACATGCAATGGCTTCCTAATGAATTGAAATCAAAAGAAAAAACTGGAAAAGATAGGTTTGAGCGAGTAATATACCAAAAAGACATTAAATGTGGGTGAATGTATGAAGGCAGCCTTTTATAAGGGTAATCACCGATTGTTTAACAAGCTAACGGCGTGGTGGGATAATGGAATATATACCCACATGGAGTTAGTTTTTAGTGATCAAGTTGCTGCGTCGTCGAGTTTTAGTGATGGCGGTATACGCTTTAAGTCTATCAAATTTGATGGTTCTAGATGGGATTTTATCGAGTTACCAGAACGATTATTTAATGAGCGCGATGCAAGAAATTGGTTTGATGTTAATCAAGGTCGCAAATATGATTTTTCTGGGTTAATTAGATTTGTTGCTGACGCTTTGCCGGAAAATCGCACAAAGTTTTTTTGTAGCGAGGCTTGTTTGTCTGCGTTAAATATAAAAGAAGCTTGGAGATTTACTCCAAATTCTGCATATATTCTTTTAAATTCAATTATTGAGGCTGGAAATGTCAGAACAAGTTACTGATTATTTAGGCAAATTTTTATTTTGGGGTTTGTGCGCTGTAATTACTGCAAGCGCGGGGTTGCAGTGGCAAACTTACAAAGAACAAACCTTAATGAAGCAAGAAATAACGCAAAGATTTGTTGAAATTGCTAATATTTATAAATCGCATGATGCGAGAATTGCGCGACTAGAATATGATTTAGCAGAGGCCAAGGGGCAAATGGTCGGCTGGGATACTTTAAAAAGAATAGAGTTACATTTAAGTTCTTTTCCAGCAGAAAAACGCGGCGCAGCACTTGCTAACGCATTACGTGCAGAAGTTGAAACAAAGGCTAAGAAATGAATTTCGATGATGCTTTTAAACTTGTTGTAGGTCATGAAGGTGGCTTTACAGATGACCCAAAAGACACAGGAAACTGGACAAGTGGAAAAGTCGGCATTGGTAAATTAAACGGCACGAAATACGGTATAAGCGCAGCAGTCTATCCGGCACTGGATATAAAAAACATTACGCTTGATCACGCAAAAGAAATATATAAACGTGACTATTGGCTAAAATATCATTGCGAGAAAGTTCCTTCCGATGCTCGTTTTAGCTACTTTGATGCGCTTGTTAATAGTGGCCCAGGAGGTAAAACACGTCAAGGCGCTGTTATATGGCTTCAGAAGGCATTAGGCGTTACTGCTGATGGAATCATAGGTAACAAGACTATCGCAGCTTTAAATAACGCAAACGGCTTAAAACTTGCAATGATGTTTAACGGTTATCGCCTAATGTTTCTCACGCAATTAAACTCGTGGGGCGTGTATGGAAAAGGTTGGGCTGTCAGAATAGCAAAAAACTTGATAGGTGAACAATGAATCCTTTATTATTAAATGGCGTTTTTGGAATTATTGATAGACTAATTCCAGATAATGAAAAGAAATCACAAGCGCAAATTGAGATTTTAAAATTAACTCAAGAAAGCGAAACAAAGCAATTAGATGCCGCTATTCAGTTATCAAACAATCAAACTGAAATAAATAAAATAGACGCAGCAAGCGAAAATTTTTATAAATCAGGATGGAGGTCGTCATGTGGATGGATTTGTGCGTTTGGTCTTTTTTACAATTATATTTTTCAGCCTATCGCACCATCGATTTTTCTAATCTTAACAAACAAGATAGTAACATTTCCGCAGATTGATGTTGAATCAATTTTGGCTTTGTTACTACCTTTGTTAGGTTTGGCAAGCTTGCGAACATACGAAAAAGTTAAAAAGAACTGAATATAATACTTTCTAATACGTTACTTATATAACCAGTTATGTTTTCACCGTATATTAAAACAAATAAAAAAAATAACAAGATTGAAGTAAAAATCAACAAACTAGATGCTAAGATTGAAAAACAATTAAAATCACGTTTTAGTTTGCAATTTTTCATACTCGGCCTATAAAATTGAATTTCATTAACAACCATAGAGTAAATTTGATCATGGTTGAGCATTTTTTTTATACCTGCCAATGTCAGGTCTTTTGAGAATCTTCGTTGCGGAAAATCATCAAGAAACTTAACAACATTGTTAGAGTTTTCATATAGACTTAAAAGCTCCTTATATTCTTTTTCATTAACAGATTGTTTGTTGCATACGTCATAGACGTTTAATTCTATGAACTTTCCGGCGTTGATTTTGTAGGTGTTGCATTTATCGCAACCTAAGAATGTAAATGCTCCAAAATTATTTATTTTTGTTCTAAGCAGAACAAATTTGAAATAAAATATTTCAAGATGACCATCATTACAATGATTGCATTTTTTTAAAATGCCATGAAGAGAACATAAGGGCTTATCTTTTATAACCAAATATTTTGGTTTTTTCTTTTCTGTATAAAAAAGATTTTGAATTAAACTCATTTTTCTTGCTCCGTTGTTAATTGTTAATTATTTTAACACATATTTTTCAAGTCTGTTAATTTTTGCTTTGTAGTAATTGCACATGCTTTGAGCGTAATCAAGGTTAGTTTCCATTTCTAGCAACTTTCTTTTTGAGTCTTCAAGATCTTTAATTGCTAAAACTCTTGCGCTTGGCAGCACATAAACACTTCTTAATAAATCAATTATTTTTTTCATTTTATTTGGCCTCTATTTTTAAATAATTTGTTACTTGCAATATTGCGTCATCACAACCGTAGCACACTAAAACAACGTGACCGCAATTTTTTAGCTTTTCTATCATTGCTTTCTGAGAAGTTGATAGACTTGCTTTTGCTTTTCTTTTCATTTCAACCCAAACATTGTGCTCAGGTATAAACAAATCAGGAACGCCAGATTTTACGCCTTCTGCTTTTAATTTTGCAGCAGTAACAATATTTCTTTTACCGCCATTTGGTATTGCAAAGATTAATTTATCGGGATATGCAAGTTCAAACCAAGATATAAATATTTTTTGTTCTTGATGTTCCGAAAGAATTGACTTTTCAGCCATTTTTTAATATTCCTCTAGCCCACATCACGGCTATTTTATTATGTGCGTTTTCATTGCTTAAAATAGTTCTAGCCCAGTTTTTTCCATCAAACTTAATTTCATCTACATCTTGTTTTTTTACAGAATCTTGTATATTTGTGTTTATCTGTTCATTTAATAAGTAAGGTCTATTTTGCGTGTTTGGAACGCAAACAAAACTACTGTTTTTTAAATTCAATTTAAGCATTTTTATCCTTTAATAAAAGAGCGTCCCAAGGCGTGGCTTTATGTTTAAGTGTTTCTATAAATTCCCTTGTTTTATTTAGTGACATAGTATGGCCAAATAGATAGTTTTTTTTGCTATTTGTTTTTGTTTCTTCAACGCCATATAGCTTATTTATTTTGTTTAAAAGCTCTGTTCCTGCTTCTGTTATTTGATAATACGTTAATCTTCTTTGCCGGATATCGTCTAATTTTGTATCGCATGCATACACAAGTTTATAATCCATTAGCCTTACGACCACTTGTCTTGTTGCGCTTAAGTTAATATTAACTTTTTGCTGCAAGTCAAAAATGTTATGCTTTTCTTGCAAAATGTTTAAAATTGTTTTTGTTGCTGGTTTTATTTTATTGATTAGCATAATCACCTCATTTAGCAAAAATCATCAGGAACTACAGCGCAACCTATAAAAGCGCAACAAATTAAAATTAAATTGATCATGATTTTCCTTAAAATTGTTGATTTTGATATTTTTTTTTGTTATTATTTTTTTGCATTTTCATTTTTTCTCCTTTGATGTTTGTTCCGGCCTTGCGCCGGTTTTTTTTAAAACTCTGCCTAAAAGGTTTAAAATCTCTGGCTTAATGATTTCACCAGAAATCAGAGCTTGATTTATTTGCCGTTCTATTTCTTTTCTTTGAACGCTCAGTAATTCTTCTTTTGCTTTTGTTCTGAGCCATTCTTTTACTAAATTTTCAATATTATTCATATTATCCTCAGTTTTTAAAGCTGCTAGAAAGCAGCTGTATTTAAATATGCGCCATGCTAGGCGCATAGTGTGTCAATCTATGTGTTCAGATATGTGTCAATCTATGTGTTCAGATAATAATTGAGCTTCGATATAATCTAGTATGCTTTTTTGAAGCATGTCATACATGTCAACGCCATTTAGCCAAACTGCGTGTACCTCAACATAAGGGGCCCAACCGAAGTCAGTATCGGTCTCTTTTTCGCCTTTGTCGAATTCATAATCAACTACGAACTCTAAACCTTCATACTTAAAAATTGTCTGTTCCATCATTTTTTTTCCTCAGTTGTTAAAGTAAATTAATTAAAAAGTAAAGCAATAATTAAAAGGCAGGGTTTCACCTGCCATTTTTTAAAATGGTACGTCATCCTCTTCAATGTCTTGCATTTGTTTTTGTCGCTGCGGAGCTTCTTTTGTTGCTGCGCTGTTATCACTTAAAAGCGTGATTTTTAATATTCTTCCTTTTAACCTTGTTTTTCCTTCGTATTCTTCGTTGTATACATCATCAAGCATTGCGTAAATCTGTTTGCCTTTTGTTAAATAAGGCTCTAACGCTTCGGCCGTTTTCCCAAAAATTGTTCCTTCTATCCATTGAGTTGTTTTTTTTTCTTTATATCCAAATGTATAGCACAGAGAAAGCGTGCAAACTGCATCATTGTTTTGTGTTCTGCGAACAACTGCATCTTTTCCGATTCTAAAAACATTGCTAAACATATTAAGTTCCTTTTTTAAAAAATGTGTTTTCTAATTGATTGCTCTACTTCGTTGTTAAATTCTCTGACTGATTTTAAAAATCCTTCTGTATCGTAGTCTTTTGCAAAAATTCTTTTTACAAATAATTGCATGCTTTTTGTAAACCTTGGATCATAACTAATAAAATCACACCAGCTGCGATTAGTTACTATCATGCCTAATATCATTTGATTTATATATTCATTTGGGATTTCTTCGCTGTCCAAATATTCAAAATGTTTAGCACTGCTAGGACATTTAATTTCTATTAAACCGTTTTCACTTACAAGGCCATCTGGTGAATAACCTATAAATTCATTTTCTATTTTTATAAAGCCTTCTTGTTTAACAAAAACTTCGTTTTGTTCTTGATATGCTACGCGAGCCATTTCTTCCTTTTCGATTCCCCACAGCATCGCTGTGCTTACAAAATCGTTATCTTGCGATTCATTTGTAAGGCGTTCTACAATTAATTTTGTTTTGTATTTTTTCTTTGCTTCTGATTCTCCTGTTTTTGTTTTGGCAAAAACATTTGTAACACCTGATCCAGTTACACATCCCATCCTAACGTTAATCCAATCAGTGCTTCTTTGTGGATATTCATAAGTTATTGTTTTGAGGTCCATTTTTATTCTTTCAGTTGTAAGTTTTTTTAATAACATTTTTTATTCTGCTGTTAATTCTTTTTTCTTTTTGTCTTTTAATCTTTTTAACAATTCTTGCTGCTGTTTCGGCATAGCAGTCCAAACACTAGCAAGTGCATCTAACGTAGATGCTTCATCTATCTTTGCGATCCAGGCTAAATCCGGCTCAACTTTTTTTTCTGTTCTTTGGATTTGTTGCATAGATACAGCGTTACCGTCATCGTCGTCGTCACCGACCACACAAACTAAAGCCATAAGGCTAAACCTGCGGGCGTATGTTGTCGCGGATCCGTAACCATGTGCATTAGCTTTATCAAACGGGACTTTTAAACCAGCCGTTCTAATCCACTGGCCTGATTTGTGAAGCAGCATTTGAACGCATACAACACCGTTTTCAACCGCTGAAACGTCTTGTATAACGCTTAGTCCATGCTTCGCAAGAACAGGTACAACCGTATTGCGCACTGAAGCTAAAGAAGCGTATGAGCTTTTAAAGTGCGGATTCTTTGAGTCAAAAGCAGGGTTGTTTAACTCTGTTTGCGCTGCTGCTAAAGCTGCTGATAATTCAGTAATTGATCCTGACATTTCCATTTTTATTTCTCCGTTTTAAACTTAAACTAATTTTATTAAAAACAATACTAAAAAAAATACGCTAAAAGATATGCAGCATATTGCAGCCGCTGATAGCGCTACCGCTAAAGTAGCCTTTGTTAATATTTCAAAGGCCACGAAGATATATTCATGTGTTTTCATTTTTTTTATATTTAATCGCGCATGAAAGCGCCAAACTAGATATATCATCCCACAAAGAGGCTTTTTTTTCTTTTGATTTTACTTCTTGTAATAGAAGTAAAATTTTTGAGATTGCTGCACTTTCTTGATCAGAAAATGCTTTAATTTGATGTTTCATTTTTTTTCTCCGTTTTTAAATATTTATTATTCTTTTTGCTCTAATATCTCTACAAGTTTTTTTGCATAATCTAAAAGTTTCAAAGCTTCTTTTAGATTTTCGTCTTTACTTCCAATCCTCATCGCGTATTTAATTATATTTCCGCGATAAAAACCTACTCTTTGCTCTCTTGGCCAAGAGTCAATAACGTCCCATGGCTCAACATTCATTTTTTTGTAATGTGCATTTGTTTCCATCAATATAGCCTCATACCGTCGAATATGATCCAAGCCCACCCCAAGCCGAATCCGATAATTGCTAACAGTTCATTAAGTTTCATTTCTACAACCTTTCAGTTGTTATTGTTTTTCTGCGGATAAACCCGCAGAAGTGCACGCTTTCCCCCTTTTAGGGGGCTTCCGCTGATAATGAAAACGTGTCCGTGCAGTGGTGACCCTGCGTTATAGTCAATTCTCCAACCCTCTGGGAGGGGCTCGACTATCTCCCACCATTTATAATTTTTCATTTACTGTACAAATCCACGTACAGCCACAATCTGCCCGTTTTCACGGACAGCGTCAGCCCCTGTATCAGGCGCGACTACATCGCGCCGCGTTCCTGCTAGTGCGCTCAGTACGAGCGCTGAAACAATGTACACCACGCCTTCGCGTGGCTCGGGGAGGTTCTGAACCTCTCCGAACGTCTGGCTAACCAGACGTATGCCATTTATACTCCCGACGCAGCAGCGTCGGGTTTCAACGCGAGCAATCTGCCCGCTGGCTGGGATAGTCCCCAGCCCTTCAACAGTTAAAGAATGGGGGGTTAAATTTATGAATTTTTCCATTTTCATTTTTCCTTTTATTGTTCAGTTTTCTTTAAACTGAAACTATTTTTTTAAATTTGTAAAGCGGTTGAATAAAACCGCTTTCGAGCCTACGCAGGCTCTACCTCCACCCCGCTCGAAAGCGGGTCATACTTTGTTATTCTCACCTTCACCTCGCAAGAGGTGAATAAGTGCGGGTAGTCCCGCTGGGTTTGCCACCCGAAATATCGGGTGGATTTTCCAAAGCTTATCCTCCCATTTTGGGCAAAATGAATAGTCCCGACTTCAAACGCGCGGCGTTCGGCTTCGGCCCTTGCAGCAAACGCGGCTTGGGCGTTTGTTGGCTTGCGCCCCCTCGATGATCTGAAATCATCGATATTTTTTCTTACCGCTGCGCGTGCAGCGGCAGCGTCCTCAACGGAGGTGGCCACGTCCGCGATGATGCCTGCAGGGAAGAACTGGGTCTGGCGTCCCGATGGCAGCAAAATCGGCCCGGATGATTTCTCCAATAGAGACAATGAGTTAGGTGCAATGTCAGCCAGAAAACGGGCGAAACGGCCACCCTTGTGCGATTCGTGAAAACCGAGAAGCTTGGCCAGTTCCTTGCGGACGTAGCCGCGCTCGCCGGTGGTGAGCACGACTGCCTCGCAGTCGAGATCGCCGAAATGGACGACGCCGTAGTGGCTGGCAGTGAGCATGGATGCGTTCATGGCCACCTCCCTCACTGCGCCCACGACGGTTTGCCCGTCACGGGTGCGCGTTGCTGAGCCGGGGTCTGGTACGCGGGTGCTACCTGCGCTGGTGCACCGGAAGTGCCGCCGCCTGCAGCCTTGGTCGGCACGCCCATCAACTTGGCGTAGTCGGGGTGGTCGGGTTCGACCGCTACTTTGACCACGTTGCGGTCCTGGCCCTTGCCGTCCTTCTCGATGTCGACGCGGGCGAGGAACTCCAGGCCATCCAGTTCGTGGAAGCCCTGGATGCGGCGCGCAGAAGAAGCCTGTGGGCTGTTGTCCTGCGGGTGGACGTTGCGGGCGCTGTTGAGCGCCGCGCGAATGAAGCTGCGCCCCATTTGGCCCCAGGTCGGCCCCTTCTTGGAATGCAGGCCGATGTTCGACCACATCTTGCGTTTGGCGTGGTCACCAGCGGTGACCACGAATTCGGCGGCAAGGTAGATCGAGCCGGTCTCGAAAGACTCGGTGGCGTAGCCGCCGCCCCAGCCCTGCGACGGGTCGTCGTAACCACCGGGCTTGAGGGTCATGCGCACCGGGACAACGGTGCCCTTGGGGATCAGATCAAAGCCGGATTGCTGGGCGTCGGCGTCGTTGAAATCATTCCATGCGGTCATTGCGATTACTCCTGAGATTCGATGTGTGCGGGGGTGGCGGCGCAGGCAGGCGCGGCGGTTGTGCCCGCGCACTTGGCGATCAGCGCACCGAGATGCGGCGGCTCCAGCAGGTCGAGGCGACCGCTGCGGTCTTTGGCCGGGAAGCCGTAGGGATTGACGGTGTGGGTGACGAAGGCGCGGTAGGTACTGCCGTCATCAGCGCGACCTCGCCGGTGGTTGCGAGAGCCCGCATGATCTTCATGCAGTTTGGCACGAGCTTTTGCCGGGCACGGTGCAGTGTCCGGCTGAGCGCGGCGTCGATTACGCCGGACGCAATCATGGTGATCACACCTGCAGGGAAAAACTGCGCCCGACGACCGTTCGGAAGGCAAATCGGTGAGTCAAATTTATCTAACTCTGACAATGAGTTAGGCGCGTAATCGGCCAAAATTTGCCGAAAACGGTGACCCGTGTTGTTTTCGTGAAAACCGAGCAGCTTGGCCAGTTCCTTGCGGACGTAGCCGCGCTCGCCGGTGGTGAGCACGACTGCCTCTGCCTCTGCCCGTGGGCAGGGGGATTGGGTTGGGGCTTCGCCCCACCCTTCTTCCGAAGATGGTGTGCCTTCGACCTCTAAATCGAGGTCTAAATCGAGATAAGATGCAGCATCTTTAGCTGCTTCGATATCTTTTTTAGTAATTTGTCTCATTTTTTACCTTTCAGTTGTTATGTTGTTGATGTTTGTAATATTAAACTATGTTTTTACTTTTGTAAAGTACTAAATAAATATTTTTTTGTTTTTTTAGAAATCAATACTAAAAACAATGGAGCTATTTGTTATTTTCAAAGAGCCAGTTATTTTTTTTAGCTCTGCTGATTTGTTTAGTACGCTGTCTATTTTTTCAAATATAGAAACGTCACTTTGTTTCACTTCGTGCGCTTCTTCAACGCGAGTAAAAGTATTGTCGCTCGTTGCAAGGCCGACAATCAACGCGCCATTGTGTAAATAAATTAGCGTTTGTTTTTGCCTTTCTTCTGCATTTTGATCATTTGCTTGATGTACTGCGTCTGGATACTTGTTTTCAAAGAACATTAACCAAGATTTTGGCATCTTGTTTTTGCTCCGCATTTGTGAAATCCGACCGCCAGTCATTCCGGTGATTTTGATCATTTCCTGCGCGCCACCAAGCGCGTCAATTAATTTTCCTACGTTCATTTTTTTTCCTTTTGTTAAGATATTTAAATTATATCGCCAACAGTTAAAAAATTAAATCTATATTAAAAATGCTTCGCTTCTTGTGATAGTGATAGTATTATAAACGCTACGAAAAAAACGGAGAAAAAATGAACGAATTAAGATTTGATGCTGCAAAAAAAGGCCACAAGCAATATGACGGCAAACCGTGTTCAAAATGCGGTGCAACTCGTAGGTATGTTGTGAGTGACGGATGTGTGCATTGTTTGCGTGAAAACACATATCGGCACAGAAAAAAAATAAGCGAAGGATTGCAGCAAGCAAAAGAAAAGGCTGGTGAATGATGCACTACTACAAACGAAACATTGGTGACTACGCAAAGAAGGCCGGAAGGCTGTCTATGCTTGAGCACGGAGCGTATACGCTTTTGATCGATGCGTGCTATGACCGTGAACGGTTTCCAACGATTGATGAGGCATTGGACTGGTGTTGGGCAAGGTCTGAGGAGGAGGAGCAGGCTGTTAAGTTTGTTTTGAGTCGATTTTTTGATCTAAAAGACGGTGTTTACATCCAAAGCAGGATTGCCGAGGAAATTGCTGCTTACGTCAAAAATGCTGAAATAAACAAGAGAATTGCAACGGAACGTGAGCAAAAGCGTAAGGGCGGTGCACGAACCGTGCACGAACCGTCACCATGCGTGAACGAACCGCCACCTAACCATAAACCATTAACCAATAACCAAGAACCAATAACCAATAAACAAGATAAAGAAAAGCCGCAAGCGGCAGAACGCGCTTCGCGCTCTAGTGTCTCCAAACCCGATGATGTGGACATACAAGTCTGGTCGGATTGGGTTGCTCACAGGAAAGCGAAGAAAGCGCCTGTAACGCAAACGGCACTCGATGGGATTGCAAGAGAAGCCACGAAAGCGAACATCACCATGCAGACAGCATTGCAGACAATGTGCGAGAGGGGTTGGACGGGGTTTAAGGCTGAATGGCTGCAAAACGTAGCAGGGAAAGCCGCAGCCGCATCGGTGAGAAGGTCGGAAAACTTTGACGGGTTTCTTGGTGAGCCTGATGACAGAAACGTGATTGATTCAACCGCAAAATGGGTGCAATGATGACTGACGAAGATAAAAAGGCGTTTGCAGCGATTTTAAGGGGTGTAGCAGACGTTTATTCACGCGAAATGAGTGTGGATAGCATCAGACTGTGGTGGAGGCTCCTGAGCCGTTTTAACGTGTCTGAGGTAAAAGCGGCTTTTGAAGCGCACATGATGGATTCTGATGCAGGTCGGTTTATGCCTATGCCAGCTCACATTGTGGGCAAAATCGAAAAGATGAATCCTCAGAAAAACGCACCATTGTCTGCCGATGAAGCCTGGGCGATTGCGGTACAGGCACAGGACGAATCGACGACCGTTGTCTGGAATCAGCCTATTGCCACAGCGTGGGGAATTGCGCGTGATGTGATGCCGGATAAGGTTGGCGCAAGAATGGCATTCAAATCGGCGTATGAGCGAATCATGTCAGAAATGCCGATTGGTGCTGAGGTTAAGTGGTTCGCATCATTCGGAACGGAGCCATCGAGACGGGCTGATGCTTTAGAAGCGGCGGTAAGAATGGGAAGGCTGACGGCAGAACATTCGGCTGGACTGTTGCCTGCCCCAGATAGCGGACAGCCGACGGAAGCCGGCAAAATCGCTTTGCGCCAATTGCTCTCGACAATCAAAAGGATTCAATGATGGAATGGAAGCGCACAAGCGATTACAGCGTGGCAACACATGACGAACGGTTCCACATTGCCAGAGCGGTTTGCAGTGGAATTGATAAATTCACACTTTGGGACGGGAAAAACATCATCAAGAGTTTTCCGACAGCAGCGCAGGCCAGAGAAGCGGCAGAGCAAATCAAAAGTAAATCATGATGATTGAGTTCACTATACCCGGCAAGCCAATTGGGAAAGGTCGCCCTCGCTTCTCAAGGCAAGGCGGTTTTGTTCGCGCTTTCACGCCTGAAAAAACGGTGAATTTTGAGCAGCTCGTCGCATGGACAGCAAAGCAGGCCATCGGTAACGCACCGGCCACTGAGCAAGCCTGTGAGGTCGTCATCGAGGCAGAGTTTCTGCCGCCTGCATCGTGGTCGGCAAAAAAGCGCAAGAGAGCGTCGGAAGGCATGGAGCATCACTTGGTATCGCCAGATGCTGACAACCTCGCTAAGGCGGTTTTAGACGGTCTGAATGGGACTGTTTGGGTTGACGATAAGCAAGTGGTCTGTTTGACCGTAAAAAAACGGTATGGCACAAGTGACCGGACAAATGTTTTAATCCGGGTGTTGGATGTTAAAGAAATTACAGCGTAAAATACAATTTGAACATCAATCAGTTTTTGCAATATTCGTTCGCAAACCGGACGCACGCCCCCGGCTCAGTGGCGGCAATTTTGTGAAAGGCATAACCGTGAATGACCAAGACATCGAGAAAGAACTCCAAGCCAATGGCATGACCGCGCCGCGCATCACGTTGGTCGACATTGAGGCAAACATCGTATCGGAGCATTACTTTACTGCAAGAGACGGACGACGCGGAGCTATTGCTGATGGCTCTTATGTCGGGCGTGAGAAACCACAGCAAGATGAGCTGGATCTTCAGGCCCTTGATCTACTGACCTTTTGCGTTTTGGTGCTGCGAAATGGATTTACTGTTACCGGTGAGTCAGCCTGCGTTAGTCCAGAGAACTTCGACGACGAGATCGGTCGCCGTGTGGCCAGACAAAACGCAATAAACAAAGTGTGGCCGCTTATGGGCTACGAATTGAAGTCAAGCCTAACAAAACGATAAAAAATAAAATGACCGACAATGTAAACGTGAACGCAATTCTGGCTGAAAGAGGCAAAACGCATGGAAAATTTGAAGATCATGCAAAAATCAGCCAAGACTTGAAAACAATTCTGCATTATTCAGACAATGAAAAATGGGAATTACTTTCTAGTGACCAGAAAGAAGCGTTAGACATGATCGCACATAAAATCGCAAGAATCTTGAATGGCAATGCTGATTATGTAGACCATTGGGCAGATATTGCCGGTTACGCTACTTTGGTGGCAAATAGATTGTCGGGGAAATAATCATGAATCAAAAAACAAACCCTGCAGATAAGGTTGAGCAATGGGATATTGAAAAACTTATTCCATATGCAAGGAATAGCCGAACTCATTCATCTGAGCAAGTAGACCAGATTGCGGCAAGTATTAAGGAATGGGGTTGGACTGTTCCTATCCTGGTTGATGAAGCCGGAGGGATTATTGCCGGTCATGGCCGCACAATGGCTGCAAAGAAACTTGGCATGAAAACTGTGCCGGTTATGGTGGCTTCTGGGTGGTCTGATGCGAAGAAACGCGCTTACATCATCGCGGACAACAAGTTGGCGCTGAATGCTGAATGGGACAACGAATTATTAAAAATTGAACTTTTAGATTTGGGCGAATTAAATTACAACTTAGAATTAATTGGTTTTGATTTGCAAGAAATCTCCAACATTTTGGACGATCAAAACGAAATTAAACAACCTGAAAGTGTTGATTATAAAGAAGTGTTCAACATCATTATTGAATGTTCAAACGAAGAAGATCAACAAAAAATTTTCAATAAATTAGACGCCGAGGGTTACAAATGCCGAGTTCAAAGTTTGTAATTGAATCTCCAATTGGAAATTCCTTTAGAATTAATAAAGTTAAATCCATGTTTGATGTGGAAGTTAACGTTATACGCAAAGAATACGATGTATCAATCCCAATTGAAGGAATAAATTGGAACATTGGTTTAATAGTTGGAGCATCAGGAACAGGTAAAACAACTATCGCCAAACGATTATTTGATGAATTTTATTTGTTTCAAGGTTTTGAATGGAATGCTCAATCTATATTGGATGATTTTTCCGATGAATTCAAACCAAAACAAATAACAGAAGCACTTAGCAGCGTTGGTTTTGCATCTCCGCCTGATTGGCTCAAGCCGTTTGCCGTCTTGTCAAACGGGCAAAAAATGAGGGTTGAACTTGCAAGATTGATGCTTGAATCTACAAAACCCGTTATTTACGACGAATTTACATCTGTCGTTGATAGGCAAGTTGCAAAAATTGGAAGCGCAGCCATACAAAAATTCATAAGAAGGCAAAATAAACAATTTATAGCCGTAAGTTGTCATTATGACATTGAAGATTGGTTAGAACCTGATTGGATTTATGATGTAAATACACATCAGTTTTTACGGAGGTCACTTCGACGCCCATCAATCAACGTTGGAATCAGAAAGGCTGAACAGAGCGAATGGAAATTATTTGAAAACTTTCATTATTTAAGTTCAGATCACAACAAAGCAGCGCACAAATACATTGCGGAAATTGATGGTATACCTGCCGCATGGTGTAGTGTTTTGCATTTCCCGCACCCGAAAATAAAAAATATGAAACGAATACATAGAATTGTGGTTCGGCCAGATTATCAGGGAATTGGGTTGGGCGTAAAATTCATGTCAGAAATTGCAAAAATTTACGCAAAAACAAAACATAGAATTACATTGGTAACAAGTGCTCCATCATTCATTCATGGTTTGCAAAGAAACGATGATTGGGTAATGACTAGAAAGCCCGGACGATTGCAAACCACGGCAAAAACAGGCGCATTAGCTGGAACAACATCGGATGCAAGATTAACAGCCACATTTGAATTCAAATCAAAAAACGCAGAAACTGGAAAACCTTTCGCGGAGGTTAATAATAATGGCAACACGCAAACCTAAACTTGAAACTTCGGAAGCAAAAAAGACAAACGGACACGGCGGGGCTCGCCCTGGTGCAGGTCAGCCACCTTTTAAACCGACAGATGCAGAGCGAAAACAAGTAGAAGCGCTATCTGGATATGGCCTACCGATTGAGCAGATCGCCGTTTTGATTCGCAATGGAATTGATGCGGATACTCTGAGAAAACATTTTTCCGAAGAATTGATTAGAGGAAAAGCCAAAGCAAACGGTCAGATTGGAAAGACACTATTTCAAAAGGCAATGGGCGGCGATACCACGGCTATGATTTGGTGGTCAAAGACTCAGATGCGGTGGAAAGAGGTGCAGCAGCACGAAATCACAGGAAAAGATGGTGAGCCTATTAAGACGGTTACTTTTGACGCTTCGAAATTGTCTACTGAAACACTAGCCGAAATAATGGCTGCAAAAGATGCAACTGACAGAGACTGACCTTTTGAATGTAGAGCGTGAACTTTGCCGCCGGTCTTTGGCTGAGTTCGCTAAACGTGCTTGGAAGGTTTTAGAGCCAGCGCAGCCGCTTAAATGGGGCTGGGCGTTAGATGCTATTTGCCTGCACTTGGAAGCGGTCACAGACGGTCGTATAACCCGTCTGCTGATGAATGTCCCCCCTGGTTCGATGAAGTCTCTCCTGACTGGTGTTATCTGGCCTGCATGGGAGTGGGGTCCGAGAGGAATGCCGGAGATGCGCTTCATTGGTACAGCGCATGAGGAACAACTCGCAATCCGAGACAGTCGCCGGTGCCGTGACTTGATTAAGTCGGAGTGGTATCAATCACTTTGGCCTGTGCAACTGGCTGCGGATTTGGATGGTAAGCGTGAGTTTGGAAACGTACACAAAGGGGTGCGGCAGGCTCGTTCGTTTACATCCATGACGGGTGTACGTGGCGACAGAATCATTCTCGATGACCCGATATCAGCACACAATGCAAACAGTGCGGCTGCGCTTGAGGATGCCCGCATTGCTTTCACCGAGACATTGCCAACACGTGTAAACAACGAAAAATCTGCAATCGTTGTGATTATGCAGCGCCTGAGTGAAAAAGACGTTTCTGGCGTAATCCTAGACATGAAGTTGCCATATGTGCATCTTTGCATCCCAATGCGTTTCGAGCCGTCCAGACGGTGCGTAACAGAGATTGGATGGGCAGACCCTCGCACTGTTGAGGGTGAATTGATGTTCCCTGAGCGATTCAGTGAATCGCAAGTTCTTGAACTTGAAAAGACACTTGGAACGTATGGAACAGCGGGTCAGTTACAACAGCGTCCAGCACCTCGGGGCGGTGGCGTAATCAAGACGGAATGGTTCCAATACTGGGAAGCCATGCCTGCTTTGGAGTTCAGATTTATTACAGTGGACACGGCGCAGAAAACAGGACAGCAGAACGATTATTCTGTTTTGCAATGTTGGGGACGTACCGCAACAGGCAAGGCGATTAAACTAGACCGTATTCGTGGGAAGTGGGAAGCGCCAGAATTGCTTACGCAGGCTCGGGCGTTCTGGCTGAAGCATTTGCATGACGAAAGACCATTGGCACAACGTGCTACGTTGCGTGGCATGTATGTAGAAGATAAAGTATCTGGAACAGGATTGATTCAGACATTACGCAGGGAAGGTTTGCCAGTTATCCCAGTGCAACGCAACAAAGACAAGATTACACGAGCATATGATGCCGCACCATTCATTGAGGCTGGTAATGTAATGCTTCCGCAGGATGTGCCGTGGTTGTCTGAGTTTTTAGCAGAAGTGCAGGAGTTCCCTGCTGGCGCACATGATGACCAATTAGACCCGATGTTTGATGCGGTAAACATTGTTCAGAAAATGCCAGCCCAAAACAAAGCCAAAGCCTTTATACCATTGCCAGTAGAGAACAAATGGTAAACAATAGCAAAAAAATGAAAGTTTATTATTATGCCAAGAATTTCAAAATCTCAGAATTTAATTAATATACACGCAGAGGCTTTATCTTTATTTGATACTGTACAAAAAGCCGTTAGAAACGAGCGCAAACAATGCTTAGAAGACCGCAGATTTTATTCTATTGCAGGTGCGCAATGGGAAGGCTCTTTAGGTGAGCAATTTGAAAATAGGCTAAAACTTGAAGTTAACAAAGTTCACCTTGCAGTTATAAAAATCATCAATGAATACCGGAACAACAGAATAACTGTTGATTTTGTCAGCAAAGACGGTTCCGACAATTCAAAGCTTGCTGATGTGTGCGATGGTCTATACAGAGCAACAGAGCAAGATAGCTGCGCTGAAGAAGCATACGACAACGCTTTCGAAGAAGCCGTTGCAGGCGGATTTGGCGCTTGGCGGCTGTGCGCTGAATATGAAGATGAAGAAGATGACGAAAACGATTATCAAAAAATAAAAATAGAGCCTATTTTTGATGCTGATTCGTCAGTGTTCTTTGACTTAGACGCTAAACGTCAGGATAAATCTGACGCTAAACATTGTTGGGTTTTGTTTTCCATTACTCCAGAAGCTTATGAGGCTGAGTATGGCGATAGTCCTGCAACATGGCCAAAAGACATTGAAAAGACCGAGTTTGATTGGAATACGCCTGACGTTGTTTACATTGCTGAGTATTACAGAATTGAAGAAACAACTGAGCTTGTGCGCGTGTTTGAGGGTTTGGACGGGAAAGAGCAAAGATACACTGAAGATGACTTTGATGAGGACGAAGAATTAGAATCCATGCTCAAAGCAACCGGAGCGAAGGAAGTTAAATCAAAGCGTGTCAAGCGAAAGCGTGTTCACAAGTACATCATGAGCGGCGGGAGAATCCTAGAGGATTGCGGATACATCGCTGGCAAGTGCATTCCGATTGTGCCTGTCTACGGGAAGCGTTGGTTCGTTGACAACATCGAAAGATGCATGGGTCATGTGCGATTGGCAAAAGACCCGCAACGCTTAAAGAATATGCAACTGTCAAAACTAGGTGAGTTGTCGGCATATTCATCTACCGAAAAGCCTATTTTCACGCCTGAGCAAATGGCAGGACACCAAGTGATGTGGTCAGAGGACAATATCAAGCAATATCCGTATCTGCTGATTAACCCAGTGACCGATTCAAACGGTAATACTGTTCTGTCAGGTCCTGTTGGCATGAAAACACCGCCGAATATCCCTCCGGCAATGGCTGCTCTGTTGCAAGTAACTGAAGTGGACATGCAAGAGATTCTGAGCAGCAATCCTGGCGCTGAAAAGATGGTTTCTAATATCAGTGGTAAAGCCGTTGAAATGATCCAGCAGCGCCTTGATGGTCATGCTTTCATTTATATGAGTAACTTTGCGAAAGCAATCAAGCGAAGCGGCGAAATATGGTTGAGCATGGCGAAAGATATTTTTGTAGAAGAAGGACGCAAGGTTAAAACCATTGGCAAGAATAACGAAAGCGAATCTATTACTCTGCTAGTGCCTACAATCAATCAAGAAACAGAAGAGGTTGAGTTTGAAAATGACCTAGCACAAGCCAAGTTTGATATTGCCGTTGATGTTGGCCCGACCAGCAGCAGCAAGAAGGCAGCGACAGTTCGCGCTCTAACAGGCATGATGCAGATTACACAAGACCAAGAAACAATGCAGGTTCTTGGCGCAATGGCAATGATGAACATGGAAGGCGAAGGCATTTCCGAAGTTCGTGATTATTTCCGCAAACGTTTGGTGAATATGGGCGTAGTTAAGCCGACCGAACAGGAAATGATGGAAATGCAGCAAGCGGCCGCAGGCGCACAGCCGGATCCGCAATCGCAATATATGCTCGCAGCGGCAGAGCAAGCTAATGCGGAAGCAGCAAAAGCGCGAGCTGATACTGTTTTGACAGTTGCTAAAGCAGAAGAAACGCAAGCAAAAACAATTAAAACTATGGCTGATATTAGCGAAGTTGAAAGAAAACAAGCAATAGAAGATTTACAGATAGTCGGCAATTTATTGCAAGCGAATCAAAAAGATGAAACAATAAATTATCAGGCAACCGTTCCGCCTTTAAGTGAATGAGTTAAAAAAGGATTTAATAAATGGCAGAAAACCAAGAGGCACAATTACCAAATTTAGATGATGTTCAAGATGATGAAGTTGCATCAAGCGACGAAACAAGCGAAGAAACCGCAGCCGCTGGCGAAGTCGATGATTCAAGTTCAGAAGAACAGAAAGAAGAAGATGATATTGTTGTTTCAATAGGTGAGGAATCGCCAACCGAAGAGGAAGCAAAACCAGCGCCTGATTGGGTTCGCAATCTTCGCAAAGAGAACCGCGAAAAAGAGCGGCGCATTAAAGAATTTGAAAGCAAGTTAAACGCTCTAAAAGAAGCAGAAAAACCGCTTCAATTGGGCGCAAAACCATCGCTCGACCAGTTTGATTATGATGCCGAGAAATACGAAGCGGCTCTTGAAGTTTGGTATGAAACCAAACGGATGATTGAGCATAAAGAGGCTGAAGCCAAAGCAGCTATTGAAAAACAGCAGCAGCAGTGGCACGAAACTTTAAAAGCTTATGAAGCGAAGAAAACGCAGCTTAAAGTAAAAGACTTTGAAGATGCTGAAAGCGTTGTGACTGATACACTTGATGAAACAAAGCAAGGAATCATTTTGCACGCAGCGAAAGACCCTGCGCTATTAGTATATGCGCTTGGTAAAAATCCAAAAAAAGTGCGTGAGCTTGCTTCAATTAATGATGCTGTAAAGTTTGCTTATATGCTTGGCAGCTTGGAAAAGGATTTAAAAGTGACAACGAAAAAATCACCTCCGCCGCCACCAGAAAAGCGAATTAAAGGAACCGCGCCATTATCAGGAACGGTTGACTCAACTTTAGAACGTTTACGTGAAGAAGCTGCCAAAACTGGTGACTTAACAAAAGTCATTATGTATAAGCGGCAAATCCGCAACAAATCTTAATTTTTTGGAGTAATTATGGCTAATTCTTTTAGCAAAGAAGAACGCGTTGCCTTTGAAAATATTTTAGAAGGCTTTAATGACGCGCTAGTATTGTCACGCAATGTATCTATATACAACACAGACCAAGCGATGATGGAGCGTTCGAACGATATTATTTGGCGTCCAATGCCTTATGTCGCTCAGTCTTTCAGCGGCACGAATCAAACGTCAAACTTTAAAGACTTCACTCAACTTGCTGTGCCTGTATCAATCAGCACAAGCCGTTCTGTTCCGTGGACTATGAACGCGCGAGAGTTGCGCGACGCCATGCAAGAAGGCAGGCTGAATGACTCAGCAAAGCAAAAACTTGCGTCAGATATTAACGTAGCGATTATGACAGCAGCGGCAAACTTTGGTTCATTAGTAGTTAAACGTACCGCTGCCGCTTCTGGTTTCGACGATTTAGCCGCAGCTGATGCAGTTATGAATGAGCAAGGAATTCAGCAATTTGACCGATACGCAGCGTTATCAAGCCGCGACTACAACAATATGGCAAGCAACTTAGCTAACCGTGGCACAATGACTGGAAAGCCAACGACAGCTTACGAAAAAGCATATGTTGGGAATATTGCTGGCTTTGAAACTTTTAAACTTGATTATGCTAACTCTTTAGCTGTTCGTGCCGGAACTACTGTTTCAATCAATGGCGCAAATCAGTATTACACGCCAAAAGCAACAAGCACAGCAGTTACAGGAGAAACGGCAAACGTTGATAACCGCTTTCAAACCATCTCTATTACTGTTGGATCTGGAACAGTTAAAGTTGGCGATTGCTTCACTATTGCTGGAGTCAATGCAGTTCATCAAATTACTAAAGGCGATACTGGCCAGTTAAAAACCTTCCGCATCGTTTCAATTGTAACTGGCGCTGGTGGTACTGGCACAGTACAAATTACTCCACCCATCATTTCTGGCGGCGGCAGCACTGATGCTGAGTTGCAATATAAAAACGTTACTGCAACACCAGCAAACGGCGCGGTTATTACATTCTTAAATACAGCCACGGCTTCTGTTAATCCATTCTGGCAAAAAGACGCGCTTGAGATTCTACCTGGCCGTTATTCAGTACCTGCCGATGCTGGCGTTGCGATTATGAAGGCATCAACGGACCAAGGTCTTGAGGTCGTCATGCAAAAGCAATATGACATCGATACCATGATTACAAAATATCGTCTTGATACCTTATTCGGCGTTGTGAACAAACAGCCTGAAATGAGTGGTATTTTGTTGTTCGGTCAGCCTTAATTTTTGATCAACAAGGCCGGATTTCCGGCCTTTTTTTTTGGGTGTTTTATGCCGTTAAAAAAAGGCTATTCACAAAAGACTATTTCAGCTAATATAAAAAAAGAAATGAAAGCTGGCAAGCCGCAGAAACAAGCTGTTGCTATTGCACTTTCGACAGCTCGCGAAGCCGCAAAGAAAGCAGGCAAAAAGATGAAGGGTAAATAATGTCTCAAACTATGTTGTATAAACTTGGCGGCGATTTCGAGTATGAAGGCGAGTTTTACACTTATACAATTGTTAACGATGATGAAATTATGCGAGCACTGTCTGAGGGATGGGCATTAACTACGTCAGATGCGATTAAAGAGGCAGGAAAACCAACAGAATATGCAGATGGTGAGAAAGAGCCATCAAAGCGGCGTGGGCGCCCGCCGAAGGCTGAATAATGAGCTGGACGAAACGCCAAATTATTCAACAAGCGTTTGACGAGATAGGTCTTGCGCCGTATGTGTTCGACCTTACAGCAGACCAGTTAGAGAGCGCATTGCGTCGGTTGGATTCAATGATTGCCATGTGGGATTCTAGAGGTATTCGCCTGGGGTATCCACTCCCAGGCAGCCCTCAAAATAGCGATTTGGATTCCGAAACAAACATGCCTGATGTGGCTGTCGAAGCTGCGTTCTTGCAACTTGCCGCGCGACTTGCTCCATCATACGGAAAGGTTGTTTCGGCGGAAACGAAAGCAGCGGCAAAACAGGCTTACGATGCTCTGCTTGTTCAGTTTGCAACGCCACCTGAGATGCTCATTCCTGCTGGATTCCCAATTGGCGCCGGATATAAGCCTTACGCGATTGACGATCCGTTTGCTTCACGAGAAGATCAAATTCACGTTGGCAGCGATTCAGTATTAGAAATTTGAGGTTACATGACAACATTTAATCAACTTAATGAAATGACAAGCGTAGAAAACGGCGACCAATTCCCGTTTTTTAGCACAAACAATGGCGCTAGCAGGCGCATTGCCGCGTCAGCGTTGAAGGCATATTGTCAGGACGGCATTACTGCAAACGATGATAAGCTCACGCAGTATTCAAGCCCAAGCGCAACAGGATTTAGCGTTCAAGTTAATAACGATTCAAATAGCGTGTTCTTATTGCTTACGCCTACTGGAACTTTTGCAACAGGCACGCTTGTGATGCCGCTACAAGCAAATTGCATTGACAGGCAAGAAGTATTAGTTCACAGCACGCAAACAATTACAACATTGACAGTAAACGGCAATGGTTCTAGTTTATCTGGCGCACCTGCAACAATCTCTGCAGGCGGTTTTTTTTGTTTGCGCTTTGATAATGTAAATAAAATTTGGTATAGAGTCAGGTAAAGGAAAAAATATGCCATTCATTCAATCTGGCGGGCAAACAATTGTTGAGGTTCAAGCTGGGCAAAAAATTTTAATAACATCTTATGGTGCAGGTCAAACTAAAGTTTCAATTGGAACTAATCCTTCGCAATTTCCAGAATCGTTTATTGATACTGTCGTTATAGAAAACAACTCATGGCTATCGCCTGTTTTTTCTTCATTGCAAGAAGTCAAAATTGATGCCGCTGTTTGCGAGGTTGAATACGTGATTGGAGTCTCTCCAATTGCCACAAAAGAACGTTACCAGCCAACAGCAGTTGCAATTAATGGTGGTGAAATTAATGGAACAACTATTGGGCTTACAACGCCTTCGTCTGGTTCTTTCACAACAATAGGCGTTGGTGCAGATGCTGTATCACCTTTAACTGTAAGAAGAACCTCTGGAGCAATCTCTGCATTGCAAGGCGTAACATCGGCATCATCTACACTTTCTGGTTATCTAGCTTTCCAGAATGCCTTTGTAACAACAGCTGATGGCACTGCGCTTGCTCGCGTAGGCTTTGGAACAGCCGCAAATACTGGCGCTGGTTTTTTATCGTTTGAAACTTCTTCAGGCAGCAGCTCTCCAGCAGAGCGTATGCGTATTGATTCTGCTGGAAATGTAGGCGTTGGCGTAACACCAACAGCAGGGTGGCACTCTGGTACAAAAGCTATTCAAATCGGCACATTTGGCGCGGTCTCTTGTATTATTTCAACTGGTTATACTGAATTATTAAATAACTGCTATAACACAACAGCATCAAACTTTGCTTATTCAACTAGCAATGCTGCAACAAGATATAGTCAGCAGCTTGGAGCGCATGTTTGGTACAGTGCACCATCCGGCACTGCCGGATCAACTTCAGCATTTACACAGGTAATGGCTTTGCTTGCTAATAATAATCTATTGTTAGGCACAACATCTGATTCTGGTTATAGATTTACACTAAATGGCAATGGAACATACTTCACTGACGCTACATACTCTGGAATCATCGGGAAAGCAAGCGTTGTTCAAGGTTCAGCAGCAATTACGCCAACTGCTGATTTTGCAGTAAGATCAGATTCAAATTTAATAATTTTTGCCGGTGGCGGCACAGAAAGATCAAGGTTTACAACAGCAGGCAATCGAATTGATTATCAACCAGCCGAATCAGCGCAAAATACATCTGCAACGCTTACAATTGCACAGCTTCAATCGCAAATTATTACTTCAAATGCTGCGGTAACGCTAACATTGCCAACAGGCACCGCGCTTGAAGGTTATACAAATGCTATGGCTGTAAACACTTCGTTTGAAGTTGTATTTATTGCGACAACAGCAAACGCAATTACAATCGCAGCAAATGGAAACACAACAATAGGAAACCTTACGGTGAGCGGGAACACTAGCGGAGTATTTAGGTTTCGAAAAACAGCTACAAACTCATTTACTGTATATAGAATTTCATAAGGAAGTATTGTGGATTTAATTATTAATAATATGTGTCGAAACACAAATGGAAATGTTGTTATAACTATTCATTGGATTGCAATAAAAGCGGAAGGTGACTATGAGGCTTCAACTTATGGTACTGTAAACCTTCGTGAAAAATCACCTGATGAAATTGATTTTGTGCAGTATGAAAACATAACAAAAGAAATTGCAATTGAATGGCTTAAAGCCGCATTAGGTGATGAAAAAATTAAAGCGATTGACAAATCTTTGGATGCTGTAATTATCGATTTAAAATCTCCTCAAACAGCATTTGGCTTGCCATGGGAAGCAGAATAAGAGGCTAATATGACAGATATTATTAAAACACAAAACAATGTTCCTGTTCGATATGCTGATATGAATGATGGAACTTTTGCAGAGGTAACTAGCTCTGTTGCTAATAACGTACTTACAAAATTCAGATCAGGTTTCGAGACATGGCCTTCAGATGAATGGATTGAGGAAAAAAGTAGTGGCGATATTATCACCGTTGATGGAAATACGATGGGCGCTAGCTATGCAGTTATTTCAATTGATCCTTTAACTGCGGGGAGTGAAAGTTATATTGAAACTGTTGAAAGTTTTAATATGCCTGTTGAAATTGCTGCAGGCTTGCACGTATCGCAAATTAGCTGGGGGCACGACTTAAGCATAGAATTTATTGATAGAGATCAGATATACCCTGTGATACCTGGTTTTTTGCCTTTTGTTGTTGAAATTCTAATTGCATCAATTACGCAAACAACAACAACTTTATCAGTTAGCACGCTTCAGCCGCATAATCTGTCAGCTGGTGCGCGGATAGGAATTAAAAATTGTAGCGACGCTCGCGTCAACTATCCTGCAATTGTTGTCGCGTCTGTTACATCTCCAACATCTTTTACAGTGACAGGCGGGCCTAATGGCGCTTTGCCTTCGCAAACAGTAACAGACCCAGTTGGCGCAAAAGGAATTGTTTACGCTCGGCCAGCACTTTCAGGAAGCAAAAATGGCGCATCACTGCATCTTGAGGCTTCGACAACTCTAGGTTTTTTATATACACGATCAAATTCCGGCGATGCGTTGCCGCTTGCGTCTGGCTCAGGCAATTCACTAACAGCAAGACAAGCCGTAGTAATTGGAAGCGCGGCATCAAATCAGATTTCAGGATCATTGCCTTATTCTTATTCTTTCGCACCAACAACTGAATACAGGCTCACGGCATTATCTGATCGTGTTCAATGGTCTGATTCTGCGATTGATTCAATTACTGCGTCAAATAATTTGATGCTAAGGAACCAGGTTACACCACAGGCAACAAAATCTTACGCAGTCAGGATTAAAGCGCGTAAAGAGGCAAGCGCTACAATTCCAATTGGTCAAATAATCACAGTAGAGAAGGCAGGCACAACAACGGCGACAGTAACAATGGATCGTCCTCATAACTTAACCACTGGCGACCTTGTTTTTGGATATGGCGTTCGTGAAGTTGGCCCTGGTTTTTATCCGGCGCTATCAACAGCGGCTGCTATTACTGTTTTAACACCAACTACATTCACAGTTGTTTGGGGAACTGCCGCAACTAACGTGAGCTATGGTGGGTACATTAGCAAAGTTAATGCAGCGTGCCCGCAATCTGGTGCGCTCACAATGTCAATTCAGAGCGCACAAAAAACAACGCTTGCAGATTTTCAGCAGCAAATTGTTTTAGTTGGTTCTGCGAACTGGTCTGGTATTTCAATTGGCGACTACGTGAACATTGTTGGATGCCGTGATAATGCAACAGGCGCTTCAATTGGTATTGATGGCGCTTGGAAGGTTGCAAACATCTCAACAACAAACCTTACACTTGTTGATATTATTGGTTCTTCTCCAGTTATTTCAGATTTTTCGCTTGTCAACTGCGGAGGAGCAATAATTAAACGCACTGACTTACGCGTGAGTTATGTTCGCGTCTTTGATTATGAAAGACTGAGAGTTGAACTGCTGCCGCGCCCTGCTGGTGACATATCAATGTCGGTCCCTGTTGCGGTAAATAACGTTCCGGCTGTATCTGTGTCAGGCACTCCAGCAGTGACATTGTCAGG